TTACTCGCTGCGGGACATACCCAGCAGGCTCAGAAGGCTGACAAACAGGTTGTAGATGGAAACATACAGACTGACGGTTGCACGGATGTAGTTTGTTTCGCCACCGTGGATAATGTTACTGGTCTCCCACAAAATCGCGCCCGCAGAGAACAGAATAAACATCGCACTGATCGCCAGATGTAACCCCGGTAAATGCAGGAACAGGTTAGCGATAGTGGCCACCAGTAAGACGACGAAACCGGCCATCAGCATACCGGACAGGAAAGACATGTCTTTACGAGTGGTCAGCACGTAAGCGGAACAACAGAAGAACACCAGTGCGGTCCCGCCCAACGCCAGCATAATAATGTCACCCGCACCTGCGGCAATCATCGCATTCAGTAGTGGACCGAGGGTATAACCCATAAAGCCGGTCAACGCGAATGTAGCGAGGATCCCCGCCGGGCGGTCAGCCAGACGATAGGTCAGGAACATCAGGCCGTAAAAGCCGATAATCGTCAGCAGAAATCCCGGTGACGGCAGATTCAGCATGGTGCTAAGCGTGGCAGTGACAGCAGAGAAACCCAGCGTTAGCGACAGCAGGAAATAGGTATTACGCAGCACCTTGTGGGTACTGAGCAGCGATTGCTCACGCGTAGAGGAGGCAATGATACGATCCATAATAACGACTCTCTCTGTTAAGGGGGCCATTGTGTCTGTAGAGAGAGTAAGTAGTTGCACTATGTTATTAAAGCCGTTTTACCCTTCTTTACTGACTTGAACCTACTTGACGGTAAAAGTTTGAGTCTGATGGCGATTTTGTATACTTTCAATCAGTTGTTGCCTGTTTTTCAGGCGATTGAACGTTATGTCACTTTACAATATCCGACACACTGTTTATAGTTCGCGTCGTTGCGGAGGAGTGGCCGAGTGGTTGAAGGCACCGGTCTTGAAAACCGGCGACGCGAAAGCGTTCTAGAGTTCGAATCTCTACTCCTCCGCCACTTCTTTCAATGACTTACATTTAATTACCCCACCCAATTTTTACCCTGTTACTATATTGTTGGTATATTTTGTTGGTATACCCATTTCATTGTTTTGCATAGCTATTCATCATCATCTATTAGCGGCAGGTCTAGCGTTGGGCTGATTTTCGTTTTGCGGTCGTATGTGATCACTTGAGCCTCCGTCTTGTGCCCGCTGAAAATTTGCTTGTCGCGGCTGCTGCCCTCGTAATCTGAAATTCCCTTCGCTTTGATGTCATGAAAATGGCACGTCAGCTCATAACCCAGCTTTTGACTTGCCTCCCGCCGCGCATTAACCCACAGCGTATTGAGCCCTTTGTAACTGTATTTCTCCTTAAATTTATTGACGATGATGTGCCGTGCGCCGCCAAGCGTTCTGGCCTGATCGAGCGCAGCGCGCAATCTGTCGCTATACACCTTGATCTGCCGAACGCCGGTCTTTCCTTGTTGAACAAACAAACCCAACTCGGTTTCCTGGCTCCATTCCAGATCCTGGACGTCGCCAATCCGCGCCGCGCACAGATAGGCAATTTCCATGGCACACTGTAGCGCCGGTGTTGCCTCTTTGTAGATCGCCACGTATTCGGAATCATCGATGTATGTAGTGCGAGACTTTACAGTAAATTTCGATATACCCGCGCATGGATTCGATTTCACGTAACCACGTTCATAGCCCCAGCGAAATACGCGAGACATGCTACTTTTTTCCTGATTCGCCTGCGTGCGCGAGCTTTTTCCCCGGATGTCGAGATAACGCCTGACATGCTCTGGCTTTATTGCATCGGCCTTGGCATTGCCAAAAGCGTGCAGCAGTTTCTTTTGGTGCTGTAGGTAGTCAGACTGAGTGCGCGGCGACAAATCTTTGTAATACTCACTATCGAGAAAAAATCCCCACAATTTACCAAACGTCATTACGTCACGTTTTGAGCTAATAATCTTTTCGTATTTTTCCCATACCTGCGCTATAGATAAATCACGAATTTTCCCTAGCGTGATCGTCTCTTTTGTTTTTGCGGGTTTGAATATGTAGCTATATTTATTTTTTCTGACTCGCGGAGGTAGTTTGTTATCTTCCGGATTAATTCGCTTTCGTCCCATTAAATCTAAATTCCATTAAAATTTATTCCAATATCATCATCTTCAAGTTCTGGCGCTGGCGTTCCGTTTAATACGGCATTAACGTGCGTCCATGTTGTGCGCGGATGGCCGTCCCTGTTTGGTATGAATGATATTCCGGCTCGGCGTAAAACCTCTATTTGTTTTGATGGGTATATATGACCCGTCAGATACACCAAGTCATCTTTGCTTAAAAATTCGCTTCCCATTGTTTCTCTCCAGCGATTTTATTATTTCATCAGCATCGGCGCAGGCATTATCTATATCCTGCTGAGTCAGGGTTCTATTTCTGACGCTGTAGGACAAGCGACCCATTTTTAAATCAAACTCAGATAATAAATTTACGCCCGGCATCCACTTTTTATGCATGGTTAACTCCGTTTAGAGCCAACCATGTTATTCAATAAAAATTAGGGCGCACGATTTTCTGAATTCAGATGCGCTTAAATTCGATGACCCAAACCCACGGGTTAGCCTGCCAGCTTTCTTCGCCGTAGATGGATTTCCATAATTCTTCCCATGCCGTGAAGCCATAAGTGGCAGGTCGGAAGTCATACAAGCCACATCCAAACTCTTTGCAGATATCCCCCAAGGTAATGGCGTGCAACCGTTCCACCCGCACACCGGTAATCTCAAGTGTGATTCGAGATGCCCAGCGCGGCATGTGGATTGACGGAACCTGTTTTCCCTTGCCACTTCGATACCGGTACAGATCAACCCACAACCCCGCATCTAATGGGTGTGATTTGACCGGAATATCTAAGCCGTCAGCGTCATAACGAACAACATCCAGTCCGGACTCAATCTCTACGGCACGGCACGTCTCACGCACCCAGATGCGATCGCCGATAACCCCATATGGGCAACGCGGCAATGCGGAATATGGGAGAGTCCCGTTAGGTAACCACCAGTCATGTGTATGCCCTTTGGTCATTGGCGACTGAGCTGGCTTGACTGACCAGTTAGGTCCCTCACGTTGCGGCTTCATAATCCGCCGCGTCTGCGTCTTACGCCCGCAAAGAATGGCGCGAACCATCTCAGCATTGAAAATCATTCCGCGCTCTTTCATGCTGAAAACCCCTTCATCGTGCGAACGTGGAATCCCCATGCCTCAGCCAGCTCTATCGCCTCCTGATTGTGGGTGCCGGTGTACCACATCGCCAGCACTGCATTTTCTTCCGCCAGGCTCCAGATTGGCAGGCGTTTTAAATCGGTCAGAGACATGGTTTCGTAGTGATCTCTCGCGGCTCCGTTGCTGGCATTATTTCCGTAGCTCCATGGCGGGTCAGCGTATATAAGAGAGTATTTAGTGCTCATGCCATCACCTGCTTACCGTTCAAGTTTTCGGCGATGCGCTGGGCTTTCAATGGATTCCTGATGATTTGTCCGCCGGGAGTGATCCAGCCATTTTTTGATGTTGAATAAACAATCTCAACCTTCCCGACTATTATGCTGTCGCGTGATGTTTTCATTATTAATCTCAATGTTATTTTTTGTTGTTAACATTATATTGGTAATTAATGGTTAATCACCCATACGCCTATTTTGACCATATCCACGATATTTACCGAATGAATCTTGAATGAAGAAGTCATTATCTTGTTTTGGCAACGGATAAAATGACGTTTTATACACAATCGTTTTTAACCATCGCTCATATTTTGATTCTTTCTTTAGATCGCCAACAAACCCAAGTTGTATTTTTTTAATTGCGTCTGATTTTGTTTTTTCATCAAGTTGATATTCCAGCATCATTATGCTCACCATTTATTTTGCACGGCAAAAATTCCACCGAGTGGTTAAGTGTACCGAGGCGATTTTATTTAAATTGAGTGAATGGAATGTCTATTAAATTGCAATCCGATTGGCGCGAACGGAATGTCGTCGTCAAAATCTATCGGCGGTTCGTTGCCCGGCATCGGGGCGCTTTGCTGCGGACGGGGTTGACCGCCACCGCTGAATTGGTTGGCTTGCTGCGGCTGTTGCGGTTGACCCCAACCACCTTGTAGTGCGTTACCACCACCCATATTGCCGCCCATGTTGCCACCAGCAGGTGCGCCGCCGCCGGTACGGCCGCCCAGCATTTGCATGCTGCCGGAGATATCGACCACCACTTCAGTGGTGTAGCGATCCTGGCCGCTCTGATCCTGCCATTTGCGGGTACGCAACTGACCTTCGATATACACCTGAGAGCCTTTGCGCAGGTACTCACCGGCGATTTCCGCCAGCTTGCCGTAGAGGGCGACGCGGTGCCACTCTGTACGTTCTTTCTGCTCGCCGGTCTGCTTGTCGCGCCAGCTGTCCGACGTGGCCAGAGTCAGGTTAGCGACTGCGCCGCCATTCGGCATGTAACGGACTTCCGGGTCTTGACCCAGATTCCCGATAAGAATCACTTTGTTAACGCCCTTGCTTGCCATTTATGCCACCTGTTAATTTCTGGTTAATTCTGCTTTTCTGGCCTCATATACTTCCTGAGCTTTCGCCTGCTCTGGCGTGTCTCGTAATGTCCTAAAAGCCTCCGCCCAAGCCGATTTCAGTTGTTCGAAAGAAGGTGCCGACTCTGCGGTAGTGACAAAGTGTGCAAGGTCTATTTCCGCTTTAGAACGACCATCGTTTAGCCACCCCATAAGGCGCTTGCCAACCGTCTCATCAAGCACCGTGTAATCAGCATTTGAGAACAAACCAGTACGATCTTTTGATGCCATAGCTGTGTGAGTTTCATGATTGATGTCGAGAACAGTAGTAAATTCATATTCAACACCATCTCGCTGTTCAGTCTTCATCCCCAGCTTCACAACCTTTTTGCTTCCTTCCTGTTGTGCTGTTTCCGTTTTGCTACGCATGGTAGCAACCAGATGGCAATTAACGCGAAGAATGGCGTCAAGAAACTTTCGATGACGTGGGGTTAATGCGCTCCAAGCTGCGTGGGTGTTCCCCTTAAATTTTGTTTTTGCAATGGTATCCAGATCATCAAGGCAACCACCAACCCCGCTCCACTCATGCGATATTGAGTCGATGATTAGATTGTCGTAACCAGCCGCTTCCGCAGCGCCAATAGCTTCAATAAAGCGCTCAGGACTGAATGGAGGATCCAATTCCAGTACATCGAAATCGAATTCATTTGAGTAGAGTGATGCGCTTCCTTTTTCGGTATCAATAACCGCTGTTTTCCCACCCATGCTTTTGCATATCATCAGCGCGCTATAAGTTTTCCCTGATCCGCTCGGCCCGGTAAGTGCCAGCCGCAGCTTGGCTTTCTTGCGCATTGCCTTTTCAAATTTCATTGATTATTCCTCAAAATGGCTCTTTACCGGTTGGCAGAAAATATTGAATATCAGCGCGTGAATGTGCGGCCATCATTAAATAATGCGCAGCCTCGCGCCGATACCCCCTAATGCGGCATTCTTTTGCCATAGATACATTCAATCTGTGCCATATGATGCTGACTCCACGCGATGAAAAATGCCTGAATGCTGATTTATATTTCATATAATTATCGCCCTCGGTCAGTAATTGATTTTTGCGTTGCGAACATTGCCAGACGCAATAGCCCGGACGACCTGTGTTGCAAATTCATCAGGAATTCCAGCAGCAATCAGATCAGCAACAATGGATCTATTAATGACTCGACGATGTTCAACATCAGCCGATCGGGCAGCATTCTCGTCAGCAATGCGCTTTTCTTCTGCCAGTCGAGCTGCTTCTTTGGCTTCAGCTTCGCGTTTAATGCGATCCACTTCTTCCTGTGCTTTACGTCGCTCTGCTTCGACAGCTTCCTGTCTCTCGCGCTCGGCTCGTTCTTTCGCCAGCAGTGCATCACGCTCTCTGTCTGCCGCTGCGTCAATTTCACGTTGTGCCGCTGCCGCAGCTTCACGCTTGGCCTGTTCTTCCACCTGACGTTTTAGCTCTTCCTCGTGAGCTATGCGCTGGCGCTCTGCTTCGGCTTTCGCCTCTGCCAGGTCGCGGTCAAACTTGTCGTTAAGTAAGAGGGCTATTTCATGGTCAGAGTCGATGCGTTCAGCAAGCGCTTTATCGAATGCGGTATTCATTTCTATGGCCTCTTCATGCCATGCCAGCATTTGATTTTCAGCAGCAATGCGTTCCTGCTCGTGCTCCCAATCAGTGAGGGGTCTGCGTGTTAAATCTCGTAACGCATCACACGCGTCAACAAAACGCTTAATTTCAGCCTCGGCGGGCTTAACGGCTTCTTTCAAACGCCTGAGGTACTCACGCCCCGGTTTTTCGATCGCCGTCTTGCTGCGTGATACCTGAGCTGCCAGTGATGCTACCCGGTCACGCCCCTTCTTTGTGCTCAGATCTGGCACTTCGTTAACTGACTGGCGGATCTGTTCAAGGTAAGCATCAAGACCGCCGGGAATAAAAATGGCTGGAGCTTGTTCGGGCTTTATTTCAACAACAGCAATTTCTGTTGACATGTTCATAGGTAATCTCCGATACTCGGCTCGTCCGATAGAACTCACCGAGTTTTTATTGGTCAGAACTCAAACCGAGCGGCTTTGGTCGGCCAATCGGCGTACAAACCCGCCTTGCGCGGGTTTTTGCGTTTTATTCGCCGTCGCCGGAGCCGGAGCTGGCTGCGAGTGAAGTTGTGGTGGCCGGTGCTGATCTCCGGCTTCCGGTTCACTCATGGGGTTGTTGCCTACGGATTTGAACCGTCAATCAACCGGAAAGTCACCACCATACATGACGAGTGCTATCCCATGAATGCTTGCGCATCAGCCTGCGCATACACAAGGTCTCCGTCGTCGCCTAGGTGAGCCTTTAACCTCACCTACTAGCTGATGGAAAATTCAGTGCATTCACCACAACGGAAAGAGCACTGAACCCCGCGCTGTCGCCCCATCTCAGTCGTGCGTCACGCGATGCCGGTAGGGTTTGCGCCTGAGAGCGCTTGCCCATTAATTTTGTGCCCGGTCAATGCCCTTACCTGTTGTGTGCCACGTAACGTGTGGCGGACGTTTCCCCGGTGTCAGCAATTCGCCGACGATAATTCTTATTAGTCAGAACTCGCATTAAGGCTGTTGGTCGTCAGCCTGATGAATGATCCGCTCAATCGGATAGCATTCACCGTTAAGGATTCGTTCTTCGTACATCGCCAGTTCGCATTCCTGCTGACTGTCGTAAACCCCGGTTACTGCCGGATCGCAATCGCCATGCGTTGAGCAAATTGCGATAACCAGCGCAAACATTGTCCCCATCACTTTCTCTCTGCTGCCCGTGCCATGAGCGCGTTTGCCACGCTCCATTTCTTACTACTGCGCTGCTGCACTGCCTGATTAGCCAGACGCTGCGCCCTGCGAAATTGACGAATGTTCATAGCGCCCACTCGATAGTTTTTGCTATCACGGCCAGAATGACGATTAGCGCCGTAGTCAAACCCCACAATTCGGCAATCACCCGACCCGGCTTTGTTGTACCGCCAGTCATAGCCAGAACCAGCACTGCTATAGCCTCGGACAGATAAACAGACCCGATAAATTCCAAGTCGCTCATTGCTATCTCCTGTGCCGTTATCGCCCGGCTGGCGGAACGTTGAACCTGCTGCGCGTTTTTTACAGGGCGTTTCGCTGGTGCGGTGGATGTCGCGTTGGTCAGGCGCTTTTCCGTCAGGAAGAACTCAAATCCTTTACGAAAAAATCACACCACCACACCGCGAAACGCCCTCAGTATCTACAACAACTGCCGTCTGTTCGTATGCCACGGCTGGCTACTTAACCCCTTCGCGTCATCAGGTAACTCGTAGTCTTGCCTGATGCTTATCGCGTTGTGGTGTTGCTGCGTTGATGTGGAGATTAAAGCACTGGTTTACTTTTGTGTCAATCTTAGATTTTCATTTTTATAAATTTAAGATTTATATTTGCTGAATATTTGCTGAGTCTTGGTTGGGGGTTGGTTTGTGTCATGAGGTTTTTGGGCAAAAAAAATCCCGCCGAAGCGGGATGCAGGCGGGACGCCACGCGTCAATCACTCATCTTTGATGTCGATGAGCTTATAGCGACCTCGTAAATACTTTTCTACATAGTCATCCAATTCTTTCAGCCGGAGCTGGAACAGGGTGATCATCTTATCTTGCTCGGCTTCGGGGAACTGCCTGAACAACTGAAGCATTTCTCGCTCACGTTCTTTTAATCCGTTCTCTTCATCAACCTTTTCACCCAACAGCCAGGCAACAGACACCCCGGCCGCCTCTGCAACGGCGACCGCAGACTTTTTGCTGATCACGCCCTTTTTGAACCACCCATTCACGGCCTGAGGAGTAATACCAGCAATTCGCGCCATGTCGGCTTTACTGATCCCTCTCTCTGTTATCTCAGTCAGCCTGGATATCAGCTGGGTGTCTATTCCGTCATTTTTTCTCATAAGCACATTGTAAGCATCTGGTTTACTCACTCAATAAATCTTGGATTTGCATTTTTTGTAAATCTGTGGTTTATTTATCTCGTCAACACAGGAGATAACTCATGACAGCTCTCGATAACGCAATCCAGGCCGCTGGCTCAGCAAGAAAGCTGGGTGCCGCAGTCGGCGTTACTGGAATGGCGATTAGTCGGTGGAAAACAAAATACGCGGGCATCGTCCCTGCGTCTCGGGTGCTTCAAATCTATCACGTCACCGGAGTAACCCCACACGAACTACGCCCAGATCTCTATCCAAACCCTACGGACGGGTTACCACAACAACAGGAGTTATAAACCATGCAACACGCAGTAACAGAGTTTAAACAACCCGGCGCGTTAGTGCCGATTTACCCAAATCAGCCGCGCCTGAGCCACGAAAACATTCGTAATGCTGTCAGGGCATGGGCTGCTAACTGGCGCAGCCGCGAGGCCGTGGCCGCCGAAATCGTTAACCGCTGGCGGGAGCAGGGTGGTACCGGTCTGGATATTCCTGAAGATAACTACCTGCAAATGCAAAAGCTGTTTCGCTGGCTCGACTCTGATTCAGAGTACGCCCGCCAGCAGATTGCCGCGTTAACACCGTCAATTCTGGCTGTGATGCCGTCTCAGTTCCGGCTCTGGCTCGTTCAGCCAAATGACCGGCTGGCGCTGTTGTCTGTCGCCATGCGTGCCTGCAGCGACGTGTTTAACGCTGCTCTGCTTGGTGCCCCTGCGCGTGAGTTCGAGTTGAAATTATCGGCTGGCATATCGTCACTGATGCGACTGCGCGACGACCAACGCGCACACGTTCAATCAATCGAGTTCTGACCAATAAAAACGAGGATTTAACATGACCGCAATTACCGTTTCACTGAAAGAAATTCTGGATGCCGGCGCGTGCAAAGACGGGCTACTGCGCGCTTTGTGCGCTCGCGGGAAAATCACTGTAGAGCAGCGTGATGAGTTAATTGAAGATGATGATATCGACGATGCCGACGAGCTGCCGGAAGAGATCCTGAATCTCGCTGATAACGAGCGGTTTGCTGCCGCATCTGTCGTGACTGCTGAGTACATCACTGACGCAATTTGGGCGTTACGAATTCGGCCCGAACATAAAAATCTCTGGCGCAAATACGCAATCTGGTGTGCCCGGCAAGTGCAGCATTTGATGACAGATGAACGCAGTCGCAATGCGCTCGATGTAGCATGGCGACACGCGAGTGGTCAGGCAACTGATGAAGAATTGTCCGCCGCCTATGCCGCCGCCTATGCCGCCGCCTATGCCGCCTATGCCGCCCGTGCCGCCGCCCGTGCCGCCGCCTATGCCGCCGCCTATGCCGCCGCCGCCGGTGCCGCCGCCGGTGCCGCCGCCTATGCCGCCTATGCCGCCCGTGCCGCCGCCCGTGCCGCCGCCGATGCCGATGCCCGTGAAACCCAGACAAAAAAACTGATCGAGATACTCACCGCTGGTGGGTGGACGGAGTAAATCTCATGGCCGGAGACTGGATCAAAATGCGCTCAGACCTGCACACACACCCGAAAGTCGTCCGCATTGCGTCCGCATTGAATGCGGACAGGTTGCGCGTGGTCGGTGCATTACATGCGGCTTGGTGTCTTTTTGACGCGCATTCAGTTGACGGATCACTGGATGGATACAACAGCAAGACGCTCGACGACATGATCGCATTTCCCGGATTTTCTCATGCAATGATTGCTGTCGGATGGCTTGAGGAATGCGAGTCAAGTCTATGTATGCCAAGGTTTTTTGAGCATAACGGACAGGGTGCAAAACGACGAGCTCAGGAAGCTGAAAGAAAAAGGAACATCCGCAAAGCATCCGCATCTGATGCAGACAAAAAGCGGACTAGAGAAGAGAAGAGAAGAGAAGAAGTAAAAGATCAAACCCCTCTTGTAGCGCGAGATGAAAATTTGCCATCTCAGGAAAACACCGGGCCACCTGAACAGCCCAAAACGCCGGTTTATCTCGACGGCGTTCAGGAGCCAATCGGCGTGTTCAGCATGCACAGCGGCTGGCAGCCGTCACCGGATTTTCGACAAAGAGCCGCGACATGGGGCGTGATTCTGCCGGAACCCGCATACCTGCCGACCGAACTAGCCGAGTTTGTAGATTTCTGGCAGCCGACAGGCAAGGCGTACCACCAGACGCAGTGGGAGCAAAAATTGGCTCGTCACGTTCAGCGGACGCGGACTGCAAAACCTGCGGCACCGGCAGGCAGGCAGGCTCTTGACTGGGACAACGCGGACTGGATTGAACCGATTGCTGGACAGATACCGATAGGAGGTAACTCGTGAAAAACGTTGGTAATTCACTGCAAAACATGGGGCGCGAGCAATTTAGCCGCATGGCCGCATCGATGCCTGTTCAGAAGTCCGCAGCGCGAGTCACTGAGCAGACATCGCAGGTTTTCAACGGGTTGTTCCGCCAGCTACGGGTGATGTTCCCAGCCAGCATCGCGAATATCAAAACCCAGGCTGATCTTGATGAATTTCGCCGTCAGTGGTCGCTGGCATTCGCTGAGAACGGCATCACAACGCTGGAGCAGGTCAACGCGGGTATGCGGATTGCCCGGCAGCAAGAGCGCCCGTTTCTGCCGTCGCCGGGGCAGTTTGTTGCGTGGTGTCGTGAAGGCTATCAGCAGCTGGCCGGATTGCCTGACGTTGACGGTCTGATCGCAATGGTACGCGCATACAGCATCCGACGCGGTTATTACGACTCAGCCGAGGATTATCCCTGGAAGCACCCGGCGCAGTACTGGATGGTTACCGCGTTGTACGGCGGTATGCGTGCCAACAACTGGACTGACGCAGAATTGCGGCAACGGGCGGCTGGAGAGCTGGCGATGATGGCCGCCAGGATTCAGCAGGGTGAGCAGATACCAGCACCGCGCGTAATGATCCCGGTGCTGGGAGGTAAACCGCTATCAAAACGCGATGGCTTAGCAAAAATCGCTGAGTTACGCGAAAAACATGGATTGCGTCGTCACGATGCATGATCGATTAAATCAACAGGAGTTCTGACCAGTGAAAAAATCAGCAGAAATTACACAGCAGCGCGTTGCTGAATATATCAAATCAAATCCAGGTTCTACGACATCCGAAATCGCAGATGGCCTTGGCCGCGTTAAATCAACTGTACGGTTTGCCGTCCGTCATTTAGTCGATGCTGGAATTGTCTCTGTGCATCAGCCCGAGATCGGGCCTAATCGTCACTATGCGGCCAGCAATGCGCCAGTGGTTCAACATCGGTTTGGAGTTAATAGGCTGGTCAATCTGTTCGACAGATGTGTGATGAACGTTCGCCGAGGATATGCAGCATGAATATCAGCATAGAAAGACTGGAAGAAATTTGTAATTGGGATGGATGTTTGGCTTCAATTCCTGAAGCCAATCAGATGGCGGAAGAACTGCTGGCGCTGCGTCAGGCGCAGCAAGAGCCATTCATGTATGCCGTTCGGTGCCCTTACGGCTCCCCTTGGATCGATAGTGACTACGTTGGAGATGCAAGCGAAAAGGAAATGGTTGAGCGCGCCGTTAAGAGCCTGAATGAGACGATACACCCAGCCGACCCCAAAAAGTATGAGGTCGTCGCGCTCTACACCTCCCCAGTCATCACGCATAGCGAGCTCTGGTGTCCTCATTCCGACCCGATTACCGGGGATCAATTTTTCCTCTGGATGGAGCACCCGGATCTTGGTTACGTCCCCACCTACGGTGGACCATACGACAGTTTTACGCTCACAGAGCGGGATGGAAACAGCGATTTCTTCCGCCATCGTTATGACCACGACGCTGGTGCGTGGGTAGATGATGAGGCTGTTTATTTGCCTGATGATTCGGAGGAGCAACCAACCCCGCCAGCACCAGCGGTGCCAGATAATCAGATGTCCGGTAATTCCGAACAACTCAAACCATTATTAGACACCGCAAAACTATTCAACAAATTCTACGAGCGCTATCCGCAAGAGACGTTTGCTTGTGACAGTGACCGCGCTCAGGCGGCTGGATATTTCATGTCCGGCGCAGAAATCCAGTGTTTCGGTGAATATATTGACCGTGGGGAAACTAGTTATGACGAATGATAAAACCACGCAATCCCGCATCGCTGAGGCTGTCGAGCTACTGAAACAGGCCGCGCCTCAAATGCTGGCGCAGAAAGGCCCGCTTGATACATCACCAGAAATCTCGCGTGAAGAGTCGCCTGATGCAGCGCTATGCGATTTCTACGATGCCAATAGCTGGACAGAATTAGTGCGCGGACTGGTCAATCATGTGGAACAGTTACAGGAAACAGTAAAGCGCAACGTCAAGCCGTGGGACGACACATTCCCGCCGACCCTGCTTCCTGCCTACATCGAGCGAATCAAGCAGGCCGATGCTGCCGCCCGCGCCGCTATTGCTGCAAACTCTCCGGTAATTCCGGATGGTTGGAATTGGACTGACGAGCAGTGCCTTGAATTCTTATCCGTTGCGTTCCGCCACTGCGAAATCAAGGGCGATGTCGCCTTTGACGAAATAAGACAAGGCGTTCAGTTTGCACTCGCCGCCGCTCCCCAGCCCGACCAAGTTGGCGCAGCAGTACGAGACGTAATAGCAGAGCGCCAGCGTCAGATAACGACAGAGGGCTGGACGCCGGAGCATGACGATGAGCATGTTGGTTTTGAAATGTCATTCGCTGCCTCCACTTACATCCTGCATATCGCTCAGTCATACGGAGGTCAGCCGTATAAGCATATTGCACCGAGCGAAATATGGCCGTGGGATTTGAAGTGGCTGAAATTCACGCCTGGGCCGCGCCGCTCGCTCGTCAAAGCAGCCGCGCTAATCGTTGCTGAAATCGAGCGCATTGACCGCTGCGCTCTCCAGAACAAAGGGGGTGAAGCGTGAAATTCATCAAATTGACACAATGCTCAAGCGCCTGGCATCAAGGCGAATACGGCCCCGAAGAAAAAGTCGTTTATGAGTCAATCTATGTATCTGTCGATCATATCGAGTCTTTTTGTCCAACGGGCTTGACACACCTGCAAATGTCCAGCGGTGAGCGCATTCGCGTGAAAGAGACGCCCGATGAAATATTGGTGCTGGCTGCTCAAAACGCATCAGATGCAGAGGTTAAATTTTGGACTGAGCTGGGGGACAAGAAATGAAAGCTCTATCCATTCGCCAGCCGTGGGCGTGGCTCATCGTCAACGGCTTTAAGGATATCGAAAATCGCAGTTGGCACACAAAATATCGCGGCCCCGTGTTGATTCATGCATCAAAAGGACTGACGCGAAAGGAGTATGACGAGGCATGCGCAACGATTGTTGACCGCTTAATCAGCGTTGACATCCCTGATTTTGATGACCTGCAGCGCGGCGGCATTATTGGTTACGCAACAATCACCGGCACATGCGAAGGCAGCTCGTCACCGTGGTTTTTTGGCCCCGTAGGCTTTCAGCTTGCAAGCGCTCGCTCGTTGCCGCTCCATCCACTGCGTGGACGCCTGGGTTTTTTCGACACAAGGTTAACACTGGCGGGTGATCGGTTGGTGAAGGAGGTGGATCATGCCTGATACACTTCAAATCCTCGACATGTGCTGCGGCTCAAAAATGTTTTGGTTTGACAAGCAAGATGCCCGCGCAGTCTTTTGTGATATTCGCAACGAACAGCACGTACTGTGCGACGGTCGTAGTCTGGTCATCAGCCCGGATATCATTACGGACTTTCGTGCCCTACCTTTTCCTGATGAATCATTCCCCGTCGTTGTGTTCGACCCACCGCATTTAGAGCGAGTCGGCGAAAACGCCTGGATGGGTAAAAAATACGGACGCCTGAACCGGGATACCTGGCGGGATGACCTGTGCGCTGGCTTTACTGAGGGATTCCGCGTGCTCCGTCAGGGGGGGGTATTCATTTTCAAATGGAGCGAAACCCAAATCCCGGTCGGCCAGGTGCTTGCGCTTACGGACGAAAAACCGGTTATCTGGCAGCGCACCGGCAAAAATGACAAAACCCACTGGGTGGTTTTCGTGAAGACAGCATAAAACCAAGGGGCCATTCGGCCCCTTTCTTATCCCCACAAATACTAACCATTCAAATATATAAATAATTGTAACTAATTAATGCAATATCGGATAATAACTAACGGAATTATCCGATTATGATAAATGCACTGGATGTTTTTTTTGGGTGCTAGGAGCGCGTCGTCATGTTTTAGAGCGGTATTTATGAGTGATCACACAGAAAAAAATGGTTTGCAATCGGCCAATAATGGGTTTAAAAATACTGTACATAAATACAGTTTTAATGACTTTATGGCTGATAATACAGAAAAATTTGAAGTTGAAATACCTACTGGGGGTTATGTTGTAATCAGATGCGCCGATCGCGCTATTGTCGCAGCGTTTGATGAGTTCCCAACTTGTGAGCGTGCGCTGATGTATCGCCGAGGTGATTTGGTGTCGTTTATGCCGCTCCAGGCCGATGAAATCATTGGTACTCCAAGGCTGTTAACTCAACTGCTGCAAAAAGCTGGCTACACGGTAACCGGCTCTGATAATATTAAATCATCAGCCTGAACAACTGATACCTGCTGCGCCATGGAGAGCACTATGGCGCAATTATCATTAGTAAAATCCCCGGGCGGGATACTGGTTCCGTCCACATCTGACACACGAATTTACGTGGACCGATTAACCATCGGTGCCGTGATTTGTGCTGAATTCAAAAAGACCCGCAACCCCGCATTTCACCGAAAATATTTTTCCTTGCTGGGTCTTGGTTTTGACTACTGGGAGCCAGTAGGCGGGGCCGTATCTCAATCCGAGCGCGATTTCGTTCGTGGATTCGTGCGTTATCTCGCAAGCTATGCTGGCGCAGAAGACGCAATAAGCGCCGTCGCTGACGAGTATATCGAAACCACCGGTCGCCAGCGCGCCGCCAATATCTCCGCTACAAAATCATTTGACGCATTCCGCCGCTGGGTGACTGTTGAAGCCGGGCATTACGACGCCTACATCATGCCAGACGGCAGCATTCAGAAAGAGGCGCGGTCAGTCTCATTTGCAAAAATGGATGACCTGGAATTTAACGATCTGTACCGGGCCACTCTCGACGTTCTCTGGAATTTTATCCTGCGCCGGTCATTCCCAAGCCAGCAGTCAGCAGAAAACGCAGCCGCGCAGCTGCTGGAGTATGCGGCATGATGAACCAGAAAATTCAGGAGCTAATTAGCGCTGGTGCGATTTTCTATGTTTCCCACAGCGGAGGAAAAGATAGTCAGGCTATGTATGCGTTGCTGTCTGAGCATATTCCGCACAATCAAATAGTCGTCATCCACGCGAGTCTGGGTGACGTTGAGTGGCCCGGTGTTATTGAGCACATCAAGGAAAATACAACCCATGATTTAAACATTGTCCAGGCCGGAAAAAACCTTCTCGGCATGGTCAAATCACGCGGGAAGTGGCCCAGCGCCAGTTTCCGACAGTGCACTAGCGATTTAAAACGTGGACCCATTCAAAAATTCATCCGTCAGGACATCAAGAGACGGGGTGGTGGAATCGCGGTCAACTGCATGGGGTTGCGCTCGCAAGAATCAGCAGCAAGAGCGAAGCGCAACCCGCTAAGTCTCAACAAGAGCCAGAGCGTCAGAGGGCGCGATGTTTATGACTGGCTCCCTGTTTTTGATCTGACCACTGAGCAGGTTTTCGAAACAATCGCCAGCGCAGGACAAAAACCACACTGGGCATACAGTACAGGCAATGAGCGCCTCAGCTGCATGTTTTGCATAATGGGTTCCCTCAACGATTTGCGCAACGCAGCCACATTAAACCCGTATCTCTACCGGCGATACATCTCGCTGGAGCGCGATATCGGACACACCATGTTTACAAAAGGCGGGAAGCCAATTTGGCTGGATGAATATGTCGGTATACCGGTCACCAATATTGATTGTGACAAAGGGGCTGCCGCATGAAAACCATCTACCGCAGTAAAGAATGGCTGGCGGCCGTCGGCAGTATTCAGCGGTGCGTTTTGTGTGGCGCATGGGGAACCCAGGTCGCACACCGAAACGAAGGCAAGGGCATGGGTATCAAGGCCGACGATTGCGCTACTGCCGCCCTCTGCACAGTGTGCCACACCGAGATAGACAACGGGAAAAACCTGACGCGTGAAGAGCGACGCCAGCAAATGGATCGCGCCATCGTCCTGACCGTTATCCAGATTGCCCGACTGGGGCTGGTGGTGCCGAAATGAAAACCTACGACATCACGCCAATCGGCAAGCCGCGCATGACCCAGCGCGACAAATGGCAAAAACGGCCACCGGTACTTCGGTACCGGGCGTTTTGCGATGAAGTCAGGCTGAACAAAATCACACTCCCGGAAAGCGGCTGGCACGTCACGTTCGTCATACCCATGCCAGTCAGCTGGAGCAAAAAGAAGCGGGCGGAAATGAATGGCAAACCCCACCAGCAGAAACCCGACAAAGACAACCTGGAGAAAGCCCTACTGGATGCGATTTTTGATGACGATAGCCGCGTCTGGGATGGCCGGGTTTCGAAAATCTGGGGTGAAGTAGGGCAGATCATTATATGCGAGGCCGCATGACTCATACCAACCACGTAACCGACACTTTACGCCTTCGCTGGTGCCGCCTGCGTATTTATCGCTACGCAGGCTCTGTCGTCATTGATTACCGGATTCTGCGAAATTATCAAAAAACGCTGGGGAGGGCTGGCGCGTGACGGACGAATTGAAATTAACGCAAGAACAAAAGTACTGGCTCCAGCCGATTTTGGAGCAGTTCGGAGCTTGGGTGTACTCTGGGCGGCTGGATCGCCGTCAGACCAGTATTATTTCACAGTTCATGGCGCGCATGCGCCCCGCTGAATACCCGTCACGCCCGATGTGTAGCGACGATGACGGCAGGCTGATTAGTGCCATTTGGGACGAGATGTACGCAACCAGCCGCACCGCTTGGGTGTTGATTTTTTGCCGGTATGTTTACGGCAGCAGCGATAGGCATTTAGCGCGGGTGTACCGTGACACTCTGATGATCGGCGATGATAGCGCCGCAGCTAAAAATGACTCAGTTAAGTGCCTGATGTCACTCCGTGAATCGGCGCACAGACGCATAGACGTGCCGTCTATATCAACGTGCCGCCGAGAATCGCTGGCGCTAATCGAATCGGCGGAAATGCTGGTTTATTTGCGGCTGACGGAGGCGCTAGAAGAGCGAGATCGGCTGAATACGCAGCGCGGGAAAATAAACGTATAAATATTTAGTGCTGCACTTGACGACAATCTACTGCAGCACTAGTATCAAATACGAAGACTGCCGCAAGGCAGCTTAGAAACAAGAATCACTATTTATTACTGCCGCGCAGGCAGCTTAGAAATAAGAACTGCTGTTTTCCGTATACTGCCGAAAAGGCAGCTTAGAAGTATATTCATCAGCTATTAACTCTACTGCCGAACAGGCAGCGACATTGATAACCGCATAGGATATTAGTCACATGAAAACTATCAACGCCACATCATCATTTTCAGATGTAAAAAACGCCGCCGAAGCCCTTAATCTGAGTGTTTCCGTTTCTTCCGCCGATATGTTTGAGCTGTGGAGCGGGGATCGCTATCAGGGTGGGTTTTCTCAGCTAGCGCAATTAATCAACGAATTGAACATCAGAATAGAAACCGTGAATCTGAAAAAAGAATCAGAATCACGCAAGACTGATGAATTGAAAAATAGCCTGACCGGCGCTACGCCGGCAGCCGTTCTACAGCACGGCAAAGTGATCGGCATGTGCACCACGGTGGAACGTAATGGCGGATATATTGATGTTGCTGGCGGATTCTCATCTGACGCTACGCCGGTAAACGTGGTGAGCCTGAAAATATCCCGCTCACAAAAAAACATGGGTAAGGCAAAGACGATGGAAAGCTACATGCCAAAACTTTATGAAGGCAGGATTATTTATGTCTGATCTGCCATCCATCCCGACAAACGACGTTTTTCGTGAGTTCTGCATTGTCCTGAGGATTCACAAAGACAAGGAGTACATCCAGTCTCTGTTTGAAAGCAAGGGGTGGGACGTAAGCAGGGCAAAAATACACGCTTGGTCACGTAAATCTGGTGCGTTTAACCCGGACTTCAGACCCATGCCGGAAGAGGCGCTCCGGGATTTTATCGATGCTTATAAGCTCGATAGAGAACGACGCGGTAAAGAATAACACGCTCACCACCCCGCAGAAGCGGGGTTTTATTTTGTACAAAACAAAGCTATTGACTTTGAGCCAATGAGCCATTACATTCAAATACGATGCAACACGTATATGCGTACACAATGAAACCCGCCACTGAGCGGGTTTTTGCGTTTCTGAACAATCGAAAAACGAATTCACAGCCTCGGCAATCGCCGGGGCTTTTATTATCAGGCCCCGGACAATCAACCCTCATCGTCTCGTTATTAATTGCAGTCCGAGGGCCTGTCTCTTTTTTATAACCACCGAACAAACAGGGTGGGTTACGCATGGCAAACGAAACTGATTTAGTTTCGGCTTTGCTGCTCGCGCTTGTCATGACTCTGCTCGGTTCGTTGGCTAAATATGCATACGCAAACCGGCCGGGTGAACAAAAGCGATCATTACGTGATCATGTTTTCGTGAGCCTATTCGCCGGAATGATGATGTTTTTTTTTGGACTCGCTAACGGATGGTCACAGGCGTTTATCATCCTGGGCTGCGGCCTCGGTGGATGGCAAGGCGCATCGATCATCAGGAGAATCAATCCGCCGGGGCTTGGCTCTGGTAAGGATGGTAACGATGAAACCAATTAAATTTCAGTGGCGCGGACATCATTTTAGTTTTGATTATGTCCCGCTGATTTTCCTTGCACTAATCACATTCGCACTTGGAAAGGCCGACAGCCTGACCAAGACAAACAGCGAGTCGTTAAAGCTGATAGCAGATCTGAACCGACAGCGAACGGCGGCAGAAATGCGCGCATTGAATGCCGAAAAGGGCAATCCCTCAACAGCTGGTTTAAACGTGATTGTTATCAGCCCTGACGGTACCAGGCAGAAAAACATTCCTGCCAAATCTTTCGCCGATGTAAATCAACCCTTGTGAGTCATTATGAGCCAGATAATCCCCATCCTGAGATTTGAAGAGGCTTATAAGCCGAAGCCTTACATCGATACCGAAGGGTTCCCGACAGTTGGCACCGGCTTCAAAATCGGCCCCAAGGGTGCTCCGCTATCGAATTACACGTTCACCATTCCGCAGGAAGTGAATGATGTATGGCTGCAATGCCTGGTCAACGACACCATCGCGAAAATGAATACTTACCCGACGATTGTTGCTGCACTTAAACTGTGCAACGAAGCGCGCCGGGACGTTCTAATCAGCATGGCATATCAGATGGGTTCCGGCGGCCTGGTGGGATTCAAAAACACACTGGCGATGATTGCCGCAGGGAATTTCGCTGGCGCCGCAGATGGCATGCTGAATAGCCTGTGGGCTAAACAGACTCCAGCGCGCGCCAAACGTCACTCTGATGTGATGTGTAGCGGAAACATGAATGCATATGCGGGGCTCCTATGACGCTGATTATCTGGTTTGGCGGTTTTGCCCTGGCAGTCATCGCGCTGCTGCTTATCCGCAAATTCACGCCGGTTGAGTTTGTCAGCCATGCTGCGCTACTGCACAAAACGTGGTCGGTACGTATCAATGCGATCGCATTCACTATCGGCGGCTGGCTGGTGGCGTTCCCTGATTCCGCAATGCACGCATGGGCCATGCTGCCACCGGATATTAAATCTGTGCTGCCAGCCAATGTCCTGCAAATCATCAGTTATGCACTGATTGGCGCGTCGGTTCTCTCTCAGTATGTCAGGCAGAACAAACTGACCCCTCCGGAGAAACCGCAATGACCGAATTACTTTCATTGTTCTTCGGGGCCAAAAGCTTTCTGCTTGTTACTCTGGGCGGCATCGCTGCAGTTGTTATTGCTTATTTTTCTGGTCGCAAAACGGGATCGGTGCAGACGAAAGCGGCTGACGACGTGGCGACGGCAAAAGAAGAAACCCGGCAGGCTCAACAGGTCGTAAAAACCCAGGCTGAAATCAGCAAGGTGGCTACCGATGTTAAAACGGCAAATGCTTCTGTCAGTGATGCTGCTGCTCGCAACAGGATGCGTACCTCAAAGTACAACTCCGACGATTAAGTACGTCACCGTCGATTCTTCCTGCACGGCTTTCCAGCCAATCCGTACCCACGGCAATGACGCCGATGTAATGGACGTGCGCACTGTCCGCGCCATTAACACGCATAACGACACGTGGGACAGGCTGTGCGGGGATCAGGCCAAATGAACATTATCCGCCGGGCCATTACCTGGCTCTTAACCAAAAACGAGACGAAAACCATGACCGACCAAATCGTATATGTACCTGTTGGTGACTCACAGCCTGCTGTACCAGTTGAACCACAGGCGCAGTCTCAACCGGCACAGGACAAACAACCTTCCGCACTTGATGCGCTGAAAGCCTCTTTCGCGGCAAAAGTGCAGTTCATCGAGTCCGGGCTTGCTGTGCTGGGCGTCGAAGCAGAAGAAGAGTTGGTGGCGCTGGCCGAAAAATATTTGTAACACCATAAGGATGGTGATCGCATCTTGACAGCCGGAACAGACGGAAGCGGCCAATCACTTTCGTGAGACAGCGAGAACGTCGCGCATTACAAAAGCTCTTCGCTGAGGGGCTTTGATAATGCCTCAATAAGCGTGGAGTTAGTTATGCCAATAATCAGTTTATCAGTTGAGGTAAAAAGCCGATGGTGGCTGCCGGTCTACATAAAGACGTTGAAGCTGTTTTGCATGATGTTTCAATGCGAGCCGGATTACGAAAAGGTAACTGCATTCATCGTTAAACACGGCATCAGTCAAAAAATTCTGGTGCTTCCTGTTAAAAAATAAGGAGCGCCCATGCAACTACTCAACGTATCGGCTGCCGCTGGCGTATGGACTCAGGTCTATGACGGCACTGCGGCATCCGTCATCGCGGTGACAGGTAATGAAAACTGCCAGGTGTGCCAGTCCACTACAGCACCGGCGACCAATCTGATAGGCCTTCCGCTTATTGGCGGATCACCGACTCAAAACCTTTTCCGTGCTGTCTCTGGCACCCCTGTTTACGTTAAGCCGCTCAACGCTGCTGTAACGGTCATCGTTAACGCATAAGGTGAAATCATGCCAGTTATCGTCGTAACTCAATCCGGATCGCCTGCAACCGTTCAGACTTCTACTGAATCAACTGCCCCGGCAACCACTACCGCCGCTGGCATCGTCAAGCAAATGCCATTTACGGCCCAACTGACCGCCGCGCCGACTCAGGCAGATTTCAATGCTCTGCTGACTAAGTTGATTAATGCCGGTCTGATGGCATCAAGCTGATTTTATAAAATTCTGCAAAGGTCGCTTTGTAGTGGCCTTGACAGAGTTTTGTGTATGTTTTCATCACTGGCAGTCTCAATATTTGCCGGACTTATAAAATTCAAACCAGTGGAATGTTCTGTATGGCATCGAAAAAGCTCACCGCAGAGCAGCAGCAACTTTTCGATGCGCTGACTCCGCTTCAAAAAAAATTCTCTCTCGCCATCATTAAAGGCAAGAACCAGACTGACGCCTATCGTAAAGCAGGCGGGAAAGCAAAGGGCGATAATCTCCGAAAAGCAGCGCATCAGTTAGCGACAAATATAGACGTGCAGGCTTTTATAAAATCAGTACAAGGGGAAATCGTCGATGAAGCCATTATGGGCCGGGAAGAAGCGCTTAAGCGCCTTACATCGCTTGGTCGTATGTCCCTCTACGATATTGCTGAATTCAGAAATGGTGTGATTGGTGAAGGTGAAGATGGCCAGCCAGTCATCCAGGCATCGTGGAGTTTTAAAGACTCCGCCCTTCTGTCCCCGGAAGCTCTTGCCGCAATATCTGAACTAACTGCAGGCCCACAGGGATTAAAAATTAAAATGCACGATCCCAAAGTGGCTATTAAGCAACTGGCAGAGATGCAGGGATGGGAAGCTCCCAAGAAAAACGAACTCAGCGGGCCAAATGGTTCCCCAATTCAGCATGAAGATATGACTGATGAGCAATTAAAAGAGGCATTACAGGAGCTGGGTTATGGCCGTCGCAAAAACCAGCTTGAGGAAAAACTCGAAAATTCTTGAGGCGTACCGCAAACGGGCGATTCAGGACGCGCAGGAAAACCTGCTGGACTTCACCCTCTACACTAACCCCCTGTACGAGACGGGCTGGTTTAACGAACTGCTGTGCGCTGAACTGGATAATTTCCAGAAAGAGGTAGAGGCCGGGAATATGCCCCGGTTGATGATATTTGCGCCGCCGCGCTCAGGAAAGAGCGAGCTGGCATCAAGGCGATTTCCGGCAAAGATACTGGGTAATCACCCTGACTGGAACGTCATTGCGTGCTCGTACTCCTCTGACCTTGCTAACCGCATGTCACGAGATGCGCAGCGCATCGTAGGCTCAAAGAAATACGCCGAAATTTTTCCTGACACGCTTCTCCCATCAAGCCGAACTGGCGCCGGTGGCGCTATACGCACTGCTGAGTTGTGGGAAGTGGTTAATGCAAAAGGTGATATTCACGGCGGTTCTTATCGTGCTGCTGGCGTTAATGGCGGTATCACCGGGCAGGGGATGAACATCGGTATTATTGATGACCCCGCGAAAGATTACAAAACAGCGTCATCGCCCACTTACCAAGAAGCAGTTATTGACTGGTACGACACGACATTTTTCACCCGCGCCGATCCAAAACTTAACGGCATCATCATCATTCTGACCCGCTGGCATCAGAGCGATCTGGCTGGTCAGTTGCTGAAAAAAGCGGAAGAGGGCGGCGAGCAGTGGCGTGTTGTCAGCTTTCCTATGGAGGCTGAGAAAGAAGAAATTCACGAGCTGAACGGGAAGAAATACTTCCTGCGCCAGCCCGGAGAAATCCTGTTCCCAGAGCGTATGCCGCAAAGCTTTGTCGATAAAGCAAAGCAGCGCGGATCGCTGGTGTGGAATGCTCTGTATCAGCAGAGGCCAACCGCGAAAGGTGGCGGCCTGATCAAGTCCGAATGGTTTGGCGAATACCGGGAGCTACCAAAACTCAAGTGGCGGGCCGTTTACGGCGATACCGCGCAGAAAACCAAAGAGGTTAATGACTTCTCTGTGTTTGAGCACTGGGGTTTGGGCGACGACGGCTATTTATACCTGATAGACATGATCCGGGGCAAATGGGAATCTGACGAACTCAAGCGCCGCGCCGTCGCGTTCTGGGCCAAATGCAAAACGCTTAAGAATGGACCGCTGCGTCACCTTGCCATTGAAGACAAGGCATCCGGCACCGGGCTAATTCAGAGCATCCGGAAAGATGCGTTATGCCCTGTAAAAGCCATACAGAGGAATAAGGACAAGTACACGCGCCTCATGGATACCCAGGGCTATATCGAGTCAGGGTATATAAAAATCCCCGCGAACGCTGACTTTATCAATGATTTCCTCGTTGAGATGGAAGCGATAAACCCGGAATTCAACACTCACGATGACCAATTGGATCCAATGATGGACGCCATTTCAGAGATGAAAGGCAGACCGCAATTGCTCGTTGGTAAAGACTCAGGCTGGTGAACAAATGTTTAAAAAATTATTCAACCTGCTGAGACCTGAAACAGCAGCGCCCGTTCCTGCGCCGGTGGTTGAGAAACAATCACTTAAGGTCGGGCAGTCGTGGGTAACTGACGAGCAGTACCAGAAAGACCAAATCGACAAGCATTTCGCGGCGATGAAACACCAGCCCTACAGTGCGCCCAAAGGCGTGATTCCGGAGGGCGTAGTCACAGGTGACAGTGTTGATTATTCGTACCTGAATAACACGTTTACGCAGCCTGATTCAGTGTTTATGGGCTATCCGGTGCTCGCCAATCTGGCGCAGAAATCGGAGAACCGCATTGCGTGCGAGCAGTCGGTTAATGAGATTTTCCGCAAAGGCTTCAAGGTGAAGTCCAACGACACCAAAGCCAATCGCGACAACATCATTAACCAGATTGAGGATGCATTCGAGGCGTTCGGCATTGAGAAGCACCTCAAAAAGGTAGGGTTTAACGCCGAGGCGTTCGGCAACTCGCATCTGTTCGTTAAGTTGAAAGGCGATGAAAACGAGCGCGACAAAGAGTTGATGATCGACCCGACAAAAATCAAGAAAGGGGATATCGAAGGGTTTCGCGTCGTAGAGCCAATGTGGACCTACCCGCAGGCGTATAACGCAATCGACCCGATCAGCCCCGACTTCTTCGTACCGCAGATGTGGTATGTGATGGGGCGCATGGTTCACGCTTCGCGCATGAAACAGCTTGTGCTGTATTCCGTGCCGGACATGCTCAAGCCGTCCTACAACTTCGGCGGCCTGTCGCTGATCCAGATGATGCTGCCCTATGTCACCAACTGGGAAAGCGTCCGTGATGATATCCCGCGCATCATTATGTCGTTCCGCACTTATGTGTGGAAAACGGACATGGCGACGTATCTACAGGACCGCAGCGAGTTTAACCGGCGACTGGATACGCTGGTGTACGGGAAAAACAATCACGGCGTTCTTGCCATTGATCAGACGCTCGAAGAACTTGAGCAGATGAACACCGCATTAACGGGCCTGAATGACCTGCTGGTGCAGCAGCAAAAACTGTTGTGCATGCCGTCCCGCCTGAGTGTGACCAGCATGACAGGCAGCCAGCCCAGCGGCATGAACGCCAGCGGTGAAGGTGAGCGTGACGCGCAGCACGAGAACGTAGCCAACAAACAGAAGAACGGCTACAAGCCGCTTCTCGACTGGATACTGAAACTTGTCTGCTTCAATGAGTTCGGCGAGTGGTACGAAGACCTCTATATCGACTTCAACCCGCTGGATGAGATGAGCGATAAAGAAATTGCCGATATTAATAAGACCAAGGCGGAAACCTATTCCATCCTGATCGCAGATGAGGTGATCACGCCTGAGCAGGCTCACAAGGTGCTGGCGTCCGACGAAGATTCGGGCTTCAACGGCGTGCCGTACGTTAAGCCAGTCCTGATACCGGGATTCGATGATGAAGATAAAGACACTACGCCGGGTTCGGTACAGCAATGAACTGGCCGGGCAGTACGCGTCATCGCTGAAATCGCTGATTACGCGAATGGTGGATAGCACCAATTACTGGGCGACGGCGCAGTATAACGCCAGCATGCAGCGTAATCGCGGCGCACTTGATGTCGCTGAGCGCATTCAGGAAATCCGTGAAAAATGGGTGCTGGAGTTTTCCGAGTCCGCCGTGCGCATTGCTCCGGCGTTCGCGCAGGCGGCGGATAATTTCAGCACCCGGGCATTAAAAGGTTCGCTGACTGCTGCCGAAATCCCCCGCGTTAAGTTCACGATGACGCCTCAGATGGAAGAGGCGATCAACGAAATCGTCGCGGAAAACGTCAGCCTGATTAAATCCATCCCGGAGCGGTACTTTACGCAGGTGGAAACCATCACGATGGAATCCATCCGGCGCGGTCGTGACCTGCAGTACATGACCGAGGAATTACAGAAGCAATACGGGATAACACGGCGGCGCGCGGAAAACATCGCGCTGGACCAGAACAACAAGGCATGCGCACAACTCGCCAGGGTGCGTCAGAAGTCGCTCGGGATCACCCGGGGCATCTGGATACACTCCGGCGGCGGCAGCCATCCTCGCCCGCTACATGTCAAGGCGCACGGTCAGGAATTTGACCTGGATGAAGGGTTGCCAGTTGGCGATAACGGCGAATACGTTTTGCCTGGGGAAGAAATCCATTGTGGGTGTTCCTGGAAACCGGTATTGCCATTCTGATGCAAGGATAAAGGCTATCATGATCATTGAGCTAGAAGACTGCGAGATTGCAACGCTGAGAGTGGCGCTTGCAAGTTTTAGTGAGTATTTGGTTGAAGAAGGTCTTAGTGATGATGAGCATGGGAAGGAAATGGTAAGACTTTATCAGATGAATATTAATTCAATGCTAAAGAAAATACTTAACAAACAGGTCGCTTAGACGGCCTTTTTTATTGCCCTGAGAAAGGTAATTCCATGCCAGTACAGCAAAAAGACGGCAAATGGTATTGGGGTTCGAAAGGGCCATTCGATACCAGAGAGAAAGCCGAAGAGGTAGAGAAAGCGGCTTATGCCAACGGCTACGGCGGCGACTCCTACGACATGTCTTCATCCGTGCGCAGCTTTGATGATTACGGCCGCATGGACATCGCGAAATGCAATATCAGCAAAGAGTGCGTGAGTGAATATCGCGGGTCCAGTCTTCCCGGCTGGCAGGCGCTGGGGCTTAACCCGGATCGCACCTATTACATCTATCGCCCGGCGGAAGAACTTATCCGCGCCGCTGACTCGTTTAACAACGTGCCAGTGACCATTGAGCATCCCACGCAGCTTGATACACCGGATACCCCGCAACAGCGCGTCGGGGCCACTGGCAGCGACACTCGCTTTGAAGCGCCATATCTCGTTACCAGCATGAAGTTGTGGGACAAGGACGCCATACACGGCGTTGAAACGGCCACGCGCCGTGAGCTCTCGATATTCCCTTCATTCTTCGAACTGGACATGACGCCAGGCGAATTCATGGGTCAGGCATATGACGGCGTAGCCAGAAACATTACTGGTAATTCTGTCGCATTGACCATTAAAGGCCGGGTCGGCATCGAATGTGCCATCGGCGATTCACAAGACAGAGAGGAAACTTTGATGGACGGCTTGACCGATCTGATTAAAACCAAATTTGCCGGGGCATCCGATTCTGATGCCGACGAACTGGCAAAAGGCATCATGGAGCTTATGGCTCAGCATGAACAAAAAGAAATCGACGGCAAAAAGTCCGGCGATGAGTCCGATAAGGACGAGAAAAAAGGCGGCGCGTCCGGGGATGAGTACGACAAAGAAAAAGACAAGGATGACAAAAAATCCGGCGACGAAGAAGACGAAAAGGATAAGGACAAAAAGCCCATGGGTGACAGCGCAATCCGTGACCTGATTGCAAAAGCGACGGCTGATGCTACCGCGGCGGCGCGTCGTGAAGCTGCGGCAACCCGTGAAGCCATGCGCATCGTTGAACCGGTTTACGGCCACGTCACTGGTGACTCGGCTGATGATATCTATCAGGCCGTCCTGAAACAGGAAAAAGTTGATCTGACTGGCATCCATCCTTCCGCTCTCAAGCCGTTAGTGCAGATGGCTATCAGCCGCAAGACGGCCCGATCACCTGTCGGTGACTCTGCCGTGGGTACTGCCACCGAAGCCGATTTCAAAGAATATTTCTAAGGACACGAAAAATGACTTTTCAGCAATCCGTAACGCTTTATCCATCACCGGGGAAAGAAGGTGATTTGGCATCACTTAACCCTACTGCCGTGGCGCTGCCGCCGGAAGGCTCCTATAAAGCTGGCGCGAACGGTGTCTATCTGGCCCGCTGGGTGTGGGTGGACGGCACCGATCCGACTCTGGTGAACAACACGGGCACCGGCCAGCCGCTGGGCTGGGTGATGAACACCGGCAAGGGCGTCATCCCGCTGGGTTCAACGGGGTCAATGCTGGTGGAACCTGGTACCGATCTGGGCGTGTTTACCGTGGGTGATTTCTGGGTGCGCACTGCGACAGCGGCGACCGTGGGCCAGAAAATCTTTGCGGTGCTGGCAGACGGCACGACCAAAACCGGCGCTGCCGGAGCAACGATTTCCGGCGCCGTCGAAACGTCTTACTGGGTAGCTTCCGCAGCGGATGCTGGCTCAATCATTAAAATGACGAAGCAGGGGGTTCTGTAATGGAGCTTAATCAGTCAACTCTCCCGCAGTACCTCAAAGTGCTGACCGATAAGGGTGTTATCTTCGAGAAAACCCCTTCTTATCTGGTGCGCAACGGTATTGTCGGTGACTCCGCTGTTGATATGGCGACCGTCGCAAACGGCGGAATCCCGGCAGCGGCGGCACAGATCATCGACCCGATGATCATCAAACAGCTTTTCGCACCGACCGTGGCAACCCAGCTTTACCCGGAAGTCAAAAAGGGCAACTGGGCGGTGCAGGATGTTCTGTTCCCGCGCACCGAAGAAGCGTATGAAATCGTTGCTTATGACGATCGTTCCCGCGCTGGCTCTACTCACGTTAATACCAACTGGGAACAGCGTCGCCAGATGCGCTTCCAGGGTATGAACGAGTGGGGCGACCTGGAGCAGGAAAAATACGGCATGGCAATGATCCCTTATGTTGCCATGAAGCAGGCGGCTGGCGTTGCGGCGATTAACCGTTTCTTCAACAAGTCGTACATGTACGGCATTTCCGGCGCACCAAACTTCGGCATCATGAACGACCCGGCATTACCGTCCGCGCTGACGCCGATCACTACGGCAGACGGAAAAATCAAATGGGCCGACAAGGACGCCGTGGCCATCTTCAACGACGTAAAAAAAATGTTCACCTCTCTGGCCGCTAAAAACCAGGGTCTGGTGCAGGAAACCACGCCGATGAAACTGGGCGTGAGCCCGAGCGATAACGCCTCTCTCGGCGCAATCAACGCCCTGGGTACCGCATCCGCTATCGACCTGGTGAAAAAGACATATCCGAACCTGACTGTTGTCGTGGTACCTGAATTCGGTACGCCGTCCGGCGGCCTGATCCAGCTTATCGCTGACAACGTAGGTGGCGAGCCGACTGGCAACACGGTTTACACCGAAAAAATGCGCGCCTTCCCAGTGCTGGTTGAGCACTCCATGACCAGCCAGAAAGTCGCAGCCGGTACGCTGGGTGCCGTAATTTATCGCCCGAGCGGCGTCGTTCAAATGACGGGGACTCTCTGATGGGTAACGTAGTTGTTGGTAGCAAGCTGATGCACGGTGTCGTGTTTGAAATCGGCAGTGAAGAAATCGTGGTTAACGGCCAGAACAGCAATGCGCTGGTGGCCGTAAATGGCTACACCGGTGTATGTGGCCTCACTTCGATGCCGGAAGAAGCCTGGGAAGCCATCAAGAAGAAGTACGGAAGCATGACGGCGATCCAGAAAGGCTTCATCTACGCCGAGAAGAACGAGAGCAGCGCTAACGCAGCCAGCAAAGAAAAAGCTGAGTTGCAAACCGGCGCTGAGCAGGCTGTGCTGAAAGAATCTGAAAAGGATAAATAACTATGGGCGTCGTGGTTCTGGATCCGACTGAGTGGAAATCAAAAAACCCTCAGTACAGTGCACTGACAGATCCACAGGTTGAAGACCTGTTTTTTGCCGCGCAGATGTACCTGGAAAACACGACGCTCAGCGTTGTTTCTGATGAAGCAAAGCGAAAATACCTGCTGTATCTGCTTACGGCGCACCTTGCTTACTTATTCTACGTTGATGCGAATGGCAATGGCGGCGTGACCGGAATGGTTGGCCGCCTTTCTTCTGCATCCGAAGGTAGCGTAAGTGTAGGGTCGGCAATGAGCAATGTTCCATTCAATGCTGAGTTCTTTCTTCAGTCGCCATATGGATTCACCTTCTGGCAGGCCACAAAGATTTATCGAATGGGCTTTTACAGGGGGTAGAGCAGATGAGCGACAAGATACTCGATGCGCTGAATAACATTGGTAATGGGCTAGCAAACCTTCAATTAAAGGCTGGATTTATTGATAGGGCAACCTATCCAGATGGCACTCCGGTAGCAATGGTTGCAGCAATTGATGAATATGGAAACCCAGCAAACAATCAGGAACCCAGACCATTTTTTAGGAACGCAATAGCTCATCACGAACAGGAATGGGCTGATGCTATATCCAGAGGCATATCCAACGGCATTCCCATAGAAAATGTCCTCTCTGCGGTTGGAGAAGTAATTGTTGGCGATGTTGTTCAATCAATATCAACTTTAATGGATCCTCCTTTGAAGCCTTCAACAGTTAAGGCAAGGAAATATCGTGGCAACACATCAACGAAGCCTCTCGTTGACACCAAAGTCATGATTCGTGATGTGCATTATGAGGTAGGAGAAATTGAACCTTCACAAGATAGCCAATAACGCCATTCGAAGGGTAAACCCAAACATCCAGGCAGTCCTCAAGAAATACGCAGGCGAAACCATCGGCCCAGGTCGCAAGCCAACTCCAACTTATCAGCCTGACCAGAATGTCACCATTCAGCTTCAACCCATCAGTCGCGGCGACATGCAGCACGTCGACGGTCTGAATATTCAAGGGCTGGCGAAGGTGATTTATGTGAACGGGAACTATTTCAGCGTTCAGCGCGAGATGGAGCAGGGCGGAGATATCTTCGTTATTGGTAGCGAGCAATGGCTTGTTGTTGAACCGTTAGAGCTTTGGCCTGACTGGTGCCGCCTCATTGTGGTATTGCAGGTGAGCCCATGAATGACTTCACCGTAGACAACGTAATCGACGTTCTGGCGAATTACATCGAACCCATAGCCGGTATTTGCCAGCAGGCACAGGCTAACAGGGTGCCGATGCCGAAAGGCCAGTTCTGCATCCTGACCCCCTTGCGATTCACGCGGCTATCCACAACGAGAGATATCAAGCAGGACACAGGCTCTCCGTCGACAAGCGCTATGGGTTATACGGAAGTTCGCCAGGCAGATATCCAGGTTGATATCTATGGTCAAGGTGCAGGAGATCGGGCAATCGCCTTAGAAACCACATTTGCCAGCGGCTATGGCTACGACACCATCAAAGCCATCGACGCCAGGCTGGCACCCCTTTACTCATCTCCGGCAATTCAGGCTCCCATGATTGATGCGGAAAGCCAGTGGCAGGAGCGTTACATGCTAACTCTTTCTCTGCAGGCACACATCACCGTGTCGTTCCCTCAGGACTATTTCGACAAGGTCGAATCAACAATTGAACAGGTAGATAAATGAGCACAATTCCACTGAGCGTTGATTTTAAGATCACGCCTAATGTCGTTTCTCCTGCGGGTTCGGCGGTAGATATTAACGGCCTGATCCTGACTGATAGCGAACTTATCCCGGTAGGTAAAGTCTCGGTTTTTTATCAGGCTTCTGAAATTTCAGCCCTGCTTGGCAGCACATCGAAAGAGTACCTTGCCGGAAGCCTGTATTTTGGTGGCTACAATAACGCATCTGTTATCCCAGGACAGTTACTGGTGTCTCGACTGGTTACTTCTGCGGTAGCGGGCTATCTCCTTTCTGCAAGCCTCAAAGGCGTAACACTGGCATCGCTACAGGCGATTGCCGCCGGAACAATTACGCTGACCGTTGACGGAACAGCCGTAACAAGCTCCAGCATCGATCTTTCCACTGCGACCAGCTTCTCCGATATTGCTGACAAACTGGAAACCGGCATCGGATCAACAAAAGTGGCCGTTGAATGGAACTCTATTGCCAACCGTTTCATCATCCGATCGCTGACTACTGGTGACAATAGTCAGGTTTCGTATGCTGCAAATGGTGTGCTGGCGACAGCACTTAAACTAACGGCCGATACTGCCGCTACGGTTTCTCCCGGGTCTGATACTGTCAGCATGGCCGACATGATGGACAGTATCATCAACACCAATCAGGACTGGGTTGGTTTCATGTCCGTTGTTGAATTGGATGACGCCAAGAAAACAGAATTATGTGCTTGGGTTAGCGGTCAGAACAATCGATTCGCCTATGTTGTGCATGACACTTCAGCGGCCCCAACCGTAGCCAATAACTCAAGCTGTTTCTATCAGCAGGTGGTTGTGGCAAATGGTTATGAAAGTGTGTTTCCTGTTTACGGATCGTATCTGTATGCAGTAATGCCACTTGCCTATGGTGCTTCTCTGAACTTCTCGCGTACAAATGGCCGCGTTAGCTTCAAGTTCCGTGGGTTCTCTGGCCTGTCACCGAATGTTTCTGACAAGGCTACCGCGCTCGCGCTCAAGTCGAATGGCTACAACTTCTACGGGTCATATAGTCTGAATAAAACCATGGCTCAATATGCGTCAGATGGTGCTATTTCTGGACAGTATCTATGGCTGGATAGCTTCATCAATCAGGTATGGCTAAACGCCAATCTTGTCAGCGCATTCAAAAGTCTGTTTGTCGATAACGATCAGTCATATCCGTTTAACGATGCTGGCTATGCATCTGTGCAGGCAGCGGTAATTGATGTTGCACAAGCAGCGAAAAATTACGGTGCTATTCGCACCGGCGTGACGCTGGATAGCTCTCAAACACGAATCGTGAATAACACGGTAGGAAAGGACATCTCCGCCACGCTGTACTCAGAGGGATGGTATCTGTATATCCCAACGCAGACTGGCTCAGCTCGCATTGAGCGTGATCTGAAAGGCGTGATTTTCTACTATGTAGACGGCCAGTTAATCCAGTCTATCACCATGTCTTCAACCGCTATCCTGTAAGGACGACAAAATGCCGATCGACATTACAAGTGCTAATTCCAAGCTTCGCATCGTCGTGCCATCTTACTACCCTGGCGGTTTTGATGTAGACGATTACGCAGCCGACAACATGTTTGAAACTGGTGCACTTCAGAACAAAGAAGACATGATGTCAGCAGACGGTAAATATCATGCTGGTTTCATCTTCAACCCGACAGAGTTCACCGTTAACCTGATGGCCACATCAAATGCCAGTAGTTTGCTGGACGACTGGATTGCTGCTGAGCGAACGGCAATCTCTGCGTTTGCCTGTAACGCCACTCTGACGGTTCCAGCATTAGGGGCGAAGTGGAACTTCGTGAACGGCGTGCTCTACACCTGGACTCCAACCCCTCCCGGCCGTCGAGTTCTCCAGCCGCGCCCTGCTGTATTCCATTTTGAAACCGTTACCCGGAGTGCAATCTGATGGCTCGTAAGGAAATTCCTTTCATCGTTGAAACAGAAGGGCGCGACAAGGGTAAAGAATTTCTCATCACTGAGATGTCGGCATGGGATGCCGACTCCCTGGCTCAGGATATCTTCCGCGCTATGGGCGATTCGAACTACAGCAAAATCCCAGCTGATGTAATCGCCATGGGTTGTGCTGGGCTGGCGACTGTCGGCCTGAGCGTTATCTCTGCATCGTCTCCTGATGTTGCGCGTCAATTGCGAGACCGCCTGATGTCCACGGTTGATATTGTCATCACCCATGAAGGCACCCTGCAGCAGCGCAAAGTTAAAGGCGAACTGGATTTTGAAGAGGTGTCGACTATTCGATCTCTGTTAGACAAGGTGTTTAAGGTTAATTTCGATTTTTTAACGATCGCCGGAGAGTAAAGTATCCCTTCCTTGATGAAGATGCTCTACCGGCTAAGTTAGTCGCACCTGTCAATATCTCATCAACCATCAACGCCATTATCTGCTCAGGAAAGGCCTCTTATCTTGACCTTCAGGAGAAGCTTTCCGTAGCAGATATGTACAACCTGCTGGAAATCATATCCGTTGAAAACTTCAACCAACGCGTCTGGCATAAGCATCAGGAGCAACGATGATTATCAATGAGTTGGCCTATAAGGTCACAATCAAGGCCGATGAGTTCCTGAATGGCAAAAAGAAGGTTAAAGATGAAGTATCCGATCTGGAAAAGGAATTTGACCGAACAAGCAAAAACATAAACCGAACCCTAAAGTCAAGTTCAAATGACTTTGCACAGTTCGGAAATGCGGCGGTTTCATCATTCCGTGGTGTTACCGCTGCCGCGGCTGGATTCCTGGGTATTGGAGCCGGTCTATACGGCATCAAGCAGCTTTTCACTTCCACATCAAACGAAATTGTCCGCGCCAGCACTCAGGCTAAATTCTTCGGCACCGACGTGAATAAAATGTTTGGACTTCGTCGAGGCTTTCAACAGGCAGGTCTTAACGGTGACGCCTTCATCGGTGCGGCTGGTAGCGCTCGTATGGCACTGGCGAACATCAAAGACCCGACCATTTTTGGTGGATTAACTGGCGCGGCCCAGAACCTGATGGTGCTCGGAGCTAGAACCGGTCTGAACATCAACAATCTCGGAGACCCGAATAAAGCGCTGGCGGAATTCACACGGTACGGAAAATCTCACTCGCAAGAGAACCTGATGCAAGTGATGGCTGCTGCCGGTTTCGATCCGACCGATGCGGCAAAAATCAAATCGGGCGAGCTGAAATCACTGGTCGATTCTGAAACGAAAAAATCGCAAATCACCGCACAGCAGGTCAAAGAACAGGAAAATCTGGTTGCCACGCTAGCCTCCTTAGACGCTGAGATTGACCGGGTTCGTCAGAACATCGTGATGACGTTTACGCCAGAAGTACTGGCAGCGATGAAATCGTTCAGCGATTGGCTGCGCGATCACCAGGGTGACATTATTGGGTTTTTCCGTGAAGCAGGCGACAAAATAAAATCGTTCACAGAGGCCGTGGGTGGGGCTAATGCTCTTCTTCTCCTCCTTGCCGCTGGACTTGCTGCAAACCCATTAGTTCGTGCGGCAATCGCAGCCACGACCGCATACAATGCAATCGATAATGCGCAAGAGCAGGCCAGAAAGGAGGGTAAGGGGGTCGGCCAATACCTTGTTGATGAAATGAAATCCAGGGATGGGAAAAATCCATTTATCACATGGGATGGAATTAAATCATTTTTTGGTATTAGCGAACCGGAACAATACGGACAGTCATCAAAATCAAGTCATCGCATTTCACCAGAACGTATGAATGACATACTAAATGGCGTGATGATGACAGAGTCTGGCGGAAATCCACTGGCCTACAACGTGAAATCCGGGGCTGCCGGAGCATTTCAGTTTATGCCCGGCACCGCGAGAGATGTCGGATTGCGTGTAGATTCGCAAGTTGATGAACGCCTGGATCCAGCCAAATCGAGGGCTGCCGCATCAATATACATGTCACAGTTGTTAAATAAATACGATGGCAATATTGACAATGCCTTGCGTGCTTATAACTGGGGAATGGGTAACGTTGACAAATGGATTGCCAACGGCAGTAATCCCGCTGAGCTGCCAGAGGAAACGAGAGCATATACAGGCAAAGTCCACGGATTCATGGGGGACGCTCGGAATTATTATGGTACGCAGGGCCGATTAGCGGATAGCAGGCCATATCAACTATCATCAAGCGGCGGCAATCCACAAATTACTAACAGCACCCATATCAACACGGTAAACGTGAATAGCAATCCGCAGACTGTTGATGCACTGACAAAAAGCATTGAAGCGCAGTCAAAGCGTTCGTCAACAAATTCAACTTTCTCAAGCTCAGTGAAATGAAATCAGCATAAAAATAGCGTATCATTGGTAGTAATAGCGCACATGGGGAGCATGATATGCGTCAGTCATTGCTATATTTTTTCATATATGCATTTACACTAACATTTTTTGCCAAACCCATTGACATCATGATGAATATTGATGGTGGATATGGGGTTATGGTAATAGCCATATGGGTAGTAATTTCCTCGGCTATAGTTCACATCATACATTTCTGGCCCACAAAAATTAACAAATAACCCGCCGAGGCGGTTTTTTATTGCCCAAACCGAACCAACAACCAAGCCTCGGCATCCGCCGGGGCTTTTTTATCCCCGCGCTTCACACGCGCACGTTATAATCCCAGAGCCTACAGAAAGCCGAGCCTGAGAGTTGCCGTTGGTGGCGACCTTCTGGGAGGCGGCTGCTCTGTGTGACAGGCTCTGCTTTCTATAGGCAAACGCTATGAATAATCACGCTGTAATTCCCGCCTTTGATTTCCGTGAAATGGTCATGGTGGCAGACGGTCGAATTGTCACCACCTCGTTAAGGGTCGCGGCGTATTTCGGAAAACGTCACGATAACGTCATTCGCGCAGTAAAGCGCTTATCTATTGATTGTTCTAATGATTTTAACCGACTCAATTTTGAGGCGGTCGAATATTTAGACAAAAAGGGAGAGATGCGCCTAATGTACAATATCACCAAAGACGGGTGGATGATGCTGGTCATGGGTTTCACCGGCAAGGCCGCTACTGCCATCAAGGAAAGCTATATCACCGCCTTCAACTGGATGGCTGACCAACTCCAGCGCCGCCATATGATGGGTGAAGAGGCCATGCACCAACTGGCGATCAAAGAGACGCGATCCAAACTGAAAGGAACTATTGGCAGCCGCCTCATGAGTGACCGAAAAAGAGAGATACCGCTCTTACGTGCGGAAGAAGAACGGGTGCGCGCCCTGAGTTGTCCGCCGCTATTTGATGGGTTGACCTTGTGACAAGATGGCTGCGATGTCGTGGCGCGTCCCTGCGCCACCGCGTCAACCCAAAATACCAGCGATCCGCGTTGTCAGTTCATCTTTTGTCATGATGACAAAGCCGCGCTTCTGGAGTAGCTCAACCATCGTTGTTGCGCTGATTAATTGCTCGTCGTCGCGAGCAGTCTGAGCCATTTCCATCCGGCCTTCTTTGAAAGTCAGAAGCACGCGGCCGCTAAACAGCGGAGAGGATACCGGGCGATTGTCTATTATCAGGCAGTGGATGTACTCAATTGCTTGGAGCATTTGCGCTTGGGTCAGGTCTTCGATGCGCTCAACATTAAAACGCTGATGGATCAGTGAATAGGCATCTGAATAGATCATCCCGGTTTTCCCGACCAACAGGTTAACGGCGTCACGCAATGGTGTGCGCTCCAGTGTTGTGGTTTTCTCCGGGCGGAGTTCTCGCTGGTTAAAGTAGCAGTCTTCTAATTTCTCGAACACGTCCCACGCCCGATCCGTTTCCAGCATCTTTGCGTGACGTGCTGCGCCGCGTTCTGTCCAGAGCGTTAAAGCACGAATATTCGCAGGGATTTTCACAGAGTCTCTTAAAGATACTCTGTGCTTTATTTCGCTTAATTCTGAACCAGTTAGCATAAAGAAGTGCTTTCCTTCGACGAATCGATCCCGGTTCCGTTGAAAATTATTGCGAATGCGCACGGAGTTAGTGCCGTAAAGCTGCGACAGCAGTTCAGTGGTGATAACCGGCACAGAGTTGTGGCTGATGGCTGGAAGGTTTTCTACTGTGAATGTAGTCATGATGACCTCTTTTGCTTTTTTCGAATTACCACTATCGGAGTGGTGCCGGGAGGTTCGAAACGGCGCAAAAGAGACCGCGGACTTATTCCCCTTTCGGGTGTTGTATTAGTCGCCCTCCCGACTCTGTTCGGGGTGTGGTCGCGCACTGCGCCCACTGAATGACAGGCAATAAAAAAACCAACACTGACGGGGTTGATTCTGGCCGCTTCTGCTGAGGTTTCGACGCCTCGTGACACAGAATGTAGCAGATATTGATAAACAGTCAACAGGCCCGCTCCGGCGGGTTTTATTGCCGGAGTACTAAATGAGCATATTAAGTCTTAATACGGCTGACATTTTTAACGCCATCGGCGGTGGCTCTCCGCTTTCCATCATCGACAGCGTTCTCCACCCTCAATACGTCATTCGAAGCAGCTCCGATGATTCAGTTGCCCTTGAATTCAGCGGGATGGCTTCCATTCAGCCAAGTGGCAGAGCTCAGATTACGACTGCCACAGTAGAAGGCGGCAAATACCAGTCAATCAACAAAGTCAAAGAGCCTGGGGTTGTGCGCTGCGAAATCATTGTCACGGGCTTGACCGGTTATTCAGGCAGCATTCCGAACATTTTTGACCTGACGTTTATCAGCCAAAGAGACGTTTTGAGCACTATCAAAACGATGTTAGAAACGGCAAGCACATACAACATCGAGACGCCGAAAGAGACACTGGAGAGCTACGACCTTATTGATCATTCGTACGAAGTTAACTCTCAGCGAGGAGTGACAATGCTGACAATTTACCTTTATTTTCAGGAGGTAATGCAGCAAATGGAGGTCGTTATCTCTGGCGCGCAATCGGGCAGTAAGCCGACTGACGATCCCAAGAGCCAGAGTGGAACCGGCGTTGGTTCTACCACCAAAGACGCAGGTTCAACCCCATCGACAGTTGATGAGCTGGGGAAATCATGGGCATCGCTAAAATCCTCAGTGAGCGACATCACGAATAATGTTACATCCGCAGTAAAAACCGGATTTCAGAGCGCACTGGATACTGTATCGAAACCCGTTTTAGAGGTGGCTAATAGCGCTACACAAAAAGCGGCGGAGCTGGCGAAAAATATCAACGAGGCGATCACATGAGAACAGTGACGCTACAGCCGCTAAAATCACAATCTATATCAGTTAATCTGGCTGGACAGCAATGCATCATCAGGCTGATTCAACGAAATAGCGGGCTGTATATGGATTTGACGGTTAACGGCAACCCGATAATGCAGGGTGTTCCCTGCTGGTACGGAAATAAGATAGTTCGCTATTCATATCTCGGGTTCGCCGGGGATTTAGTTTTTGTCGACAATGTGGGACAGAGCGACCCGGACTATAGCGGCCTCGGCGGTAGATTCACGCTCTATTACATAGAGGCATCCGAGCTTGTACAATAAAAAATCACTCCGATTCGATTTCGTCAGCGAAACGTCATCATTCGACAAATCGGGCAACAATAAAATTTCAATCAGCGAGGCTCGCGCCTCTCTCTCCTGCCAGTCATCGGGGAACCTGTTCGGCACGCAGGTGAGTGTGAGCATTTTCGGACTTAGCCTTGATCTGCTTGCGTCTCTGTCATCAAAAGCCATGGGGCTATTTGGTAGCGATACTGAACGAATCAGCATGAAAATATTTGTTGGTGATACAGCAATTTTCACCGGCTATATGACATCATCCATTGCCAATATGAATTCCGTCCCCAATGCTGCATTAATGATTACGGCAACAGCGAATGCTGACCTGCAAAATAAAGTGGCGTCGCCATTTTCATTTAACGGGCCAACTCCAGTAGCTGACGCAATAAATGCTATTTGCAAATCGGGTGGATACACGTCCAATATTATTGGGCTTGATGGAATGGTAGTAACTAACCCCTACTACGAAGGTAGCGTATTTGATCAGCTACAGTCACTGTGCGATGCGATGGGTATTTCAATGTCCATCATGCCGCCGACCATTTTGTTTTGGCCGCAAAATAGCGTCAAAGATGATGTTACGCCGCTGATATCTCCCGACCACGGATTAATTGGATATCCGGTTTTTTCGAACGGCGGACTGATGTTCCAGACACAATTTTCAACACTGCTAACCACCGGCAGAAACGTACAGATAAAAACGTCACTACCACATGCCAGCGGCACATACAAATTAACTAGTGTTACGCATGAATTATCGTCATGGCTCAGCGATGGACCGTGGCATTCTGTCTGCATAGCGAACCGGGCTATAGAGGGTAATAATAGTGGCTGATAATCTATTCACGCCGATCGCGCCGCAAACTAGCGATTCTGAGTCATTACAGTACATATTTCAAAAGCTCCTTCAGGGGGCTTTTTTTATTGAGATAGCTCAGGTGATTGCTATTCGTGGTTCGGCACCAAATCTGGTTGTTGACGTACTCCCACTAGTTACCCGGACAGACCCTAGCGGCGCAATGATTGATAACTCGCCTATTTACAATGTCCCGGTGTGGCGGCTCCAGAGGGGAAATAGCGCAGTCATCATGGATCCGGTGGTTGGTGATATTGGTATGATCGCAATTTGTGATCGTGACAACTCAATTGCCAGAGCAAACAGAAAGCAGTCAGTTCCAGGTAGTAAGCGTATGCACAGTAAATCTGATGCGCTTTATCTCGGTGGATTCCTGAATGCTCAGCCGACTCAATATATAGAGTTTTCCGATGGGGCTATAAACATCACAACACCTAATCCGGTCAATATTCATTGCTCATCGGCAAATATCACTGCTCCCGATGGTGTAAACGTCACAACACCAACAATGCACGTCACGGGAGATATCACTGCCGGTGGGAATATTACCGACAACAACGGCACTCAGAGCGCATCTCTAAAAACCCTGCGAGATAAATACGACACTCATCGACACGCCGTTTCTGGCGTGCAGGGTGGCAGCTCAACGGTAACATCTAATACAACGGATAATCCGGCATGACATACAAAACCATGCAGTTAGATACCAGCAATTGGGATTTGACGCTGGATGGCAGCGGCAACCTGGCTATTGCTGACGGTTCATACGCGGTAGCTCAGGATGTTGCCAGTGCCTGTCTTGTGTTCTCCGGTGAGTGCTACTACGACAACACGCTCGGCGTCCCATGGAAAGAAGAGGTTCTTGGCAAGCGGCCTACACCTGGCTATGTGGCGCAAAAAATGCAGACCGAAGCGAAGAAACTCCCCATCGTTGACCAGGCACTGGCAAGCGTCTTCTTTGACAAAAATACCCGCAGAATGCGCGGAACGATACGCGTGACAGATACAGACGGGAATACAGCACAGGTTAATTTATGACGACATTAAATACAGCCGTTCCAGATGTCACCATCACTGAGAATGGCCTTTTGGTACCGGACGTATCAGATGTGCTGGCCGGCCGATTAACCGACATGACAACCGCGCTGGGTGGTGGTGCAAGTCAGTCTCTTAGCTCACCGCAAGGCCAGATAGCTCAATCCGACACAGAAATTATTGCCCAGGAATATGACAAACTGCTTTGCCTGTTTAACCAGGTCAACCCTGATTACGCAACCGGGCGCTGGCAGGACGGCATAGGCCGCATCTATTTCATGGACCGCATTTCCGCACAGGGGACGGTTGTCACCGCGCAATGCGTCGGGCTGGTGGGGACAATCATCCCCGCTGGCAGTACCGCTATTGACGTCAACGGATACATCTATGCCACCTCTGATCCTGCAACTATCCCGACATCCGGCACTGTAGATGTGCAGTTTACATGCCAGACTACGGGGCCAATTGCTTGCGGGGCCGGACAGTTAAACCAGATTTACCGGGCGGTATCAGGATGGGATTCAGTCAACAACTCGACGGCTGGTGTTGTTGGCGTCAATGTTGAAAGCCGAATCGCGTTCGAAACTCGTAGAAAACAGTCGGTTTCGCGTAAGGCCCGTAATCAGGATGGGGCCACGCTGGCAGCCCTTCTGGCTACAACTAACGTACTTGACGCTTATGTCTGGTCAAATAGGACTGCTGCCGCAGTAATTAAGGGGGAAACGAACGTTTCTGTCGCAGCACATTCCATCTGGATCTGTGTCTATGGCGGGGCCGACGCTGATGTTGCCGAGGCCATTTTTGGCACGTATAACCCCGGGTGCAATTTCAACGGTAGTGCAACTCATACCGTTTATGACAGCATGAATTATGAGGCACCCTATCCTGAGTACGTCATGCAATGGCAAAAAGCCACTCCGACGCCTGTTTATTTCAAGATTACCCTGGACGGCAGCCTGAACCCTCCCAGCGATATCACGTCGCAGGTTAAGACCATGGTGCAGACCGTGTTTAATGGCAATTATGACGGCATCGTTAAAGCGAGAATCGGCGCGACAATCAATGCTGGTAAATACTATGCCCCGGTCATTTCAATCTCTCCTGATAGCGTAGGTATCCTGTCGCTTGAGGTCTCCCCTGATGGCGTGACGTTTACTCCATCAGTGACCATGGGGATTGATCAGGTTCCGACAATTCAGGCATCTAATATCACGGTGGTGCTGTCATGACATGGAATCAGACAATACTCACGCAGTATTCAGCTAGCACCAGGCTGTTGAACATCATCGACACATTTAATCAGGCCGTCAGCCTGGATGATTTTACCGACGAATTCATAACAAAAGTATGGGATTTAACCACCTGCGAATCTTTTGGCCTTGATGTATGGGGTAAAATTGTCGGGGTATCCCGGTATGTTAAAGCGGAAATCAGCACAAACAGCTTCGGTTTTTATGAGTCAGATAGCGGTGATGAAAATGAATATCCGTCCCCATTCAACCAGGAGCCATTTTATGCAGGAATACAAGAGACAGAAACGGTCAGGCTTGGTGATGATGCTTATCGCACATTAATTATGTGCAAGGCATTCTCAAACATCTCCATTGCGACGATCCCGGAAATAAACAGATTTATTAAAATTTTATTTTCTGGTCGCGGTAGGGCTTATTGTGTCAATTATCGAGATATGGCAATTGGCATTACTTTTGAGTTCGCATTGGCTCCATATGAAGTGTCCATTCTCACTAATTATGATGTTGTTCCCGTACCAAGCGGGGTGCAATTAAACATCACTCAGATTGTTCCACCGTATTTCGGATTTTCTGTTGATGCCTATCCATTCAATGACGGCACCTTTTTCTAGAGACCAAATATGAATCGCACAGATGCACCAAAAAAACAACCGGTACCTTTTGGTATCAATGGTTCGCGTGAGGATTTGCTTGCTACAACCCCCGCCGGAGACAATCAGGCATCTTATGATGTTGGTTTCCCGCCCGTAACAATGATTCTCAAATCAGCGGGCGGCCGGCCTCCAAAAGGGCAGGACATGAACCAGATCCTGTTCGAGCTTTCCGCGATAGGTCGATGGCTTTCTGCCGGATCGCTTAACACCTTTGATGCTACATTTGCCACGGCAATCGCCGGTTATCCAAAGGGGGCGGTATTATTGAGCGATGACGGCACAACAATTTACGTAAGCACTGCTGATGCAAACACAAACAACCCCAATTCAGTATCCACGGGGTGGTTGAATTTATTATCATTCTTGGGTGGCGCGCCATCATCTAGCCCAGCACTGACCGGCGTACCCACTGCCCCCACGGCCGCAACCGGAACCAGCACCACGCAAATCGCTACTACGGCGTTCGTGCATGCGATTACCGACCTGCTGGCTCCGCTCGCCAGTCCTGCATTAACCGGCACGCCAACTGCGCCGACCGCTGCAACAGGAACCAGCACAACCCAGCTGGCAACCACTGCGTTTGTGCAAGCCGCGCTGACTGCATTATTGCCAAAAAGATCATTTATCGCTGGGGATTCTATCCGTATACCAGATGTTCCGGGCGGACTGATCATTCAATGGGGTTCAAAAACGCTAAATGCTAGCGGCGGTACGTCAATACTATTTGCATCGGTATTTCCCACAATTTGTTTGGGCATTGTTATGAGTCCTAATGACGCAGACACATCCGCAAATTATCGAGTGTCAGCAACTAGTGCGGCCGTAAATGGTTTTACGGGCGTAACAACAAAACCGCAGGCGACTGCGATAACATATATCGCGATAGGGTATTAAAATGGGTAAATACGTATCACCATCGAAAAAAGGGTTTTATGACGACAACATTGGGGGTATTCCTGACGACGCAATACCGATCAGTGATGAGCTATGGCAGCAACTTTTAGCCGCCGACATCATTAACTGGAATACGGTACCGCCGAGCGCAGAATCATTCCCGCCGCCGACTATTGAACAGATTTATGAGCAAAAGCTGGCATTGATCCAAGCGAATGGCGAGACCGCCGCTAAGGCAGTGAAATTGCCATACTCTGACGAAGAGGCCAATACATGGTGGTGTCAGTATCATGAGGCGGAGCAATACTCAGCCAATAGCGCGTATGTGCCGTCAATGCTGAATGCAATGGTCTCATCCTCCGGTGGGGCATGGGTGTTGCAAGACCTGGTTTCCAGCATTCTTAGCAATGCGGCCGCATGGAAATTGGCGGCCGGTGACATTATTGGTAACGTCAAGGCGAAAGTCGTACTGTTGAAATCTGTCAAAGCCGGGGTTGACGCAGGAAGCAAAGATGAGTCGGAGCTAATTAATTTTGATTGCTCTATATCCGTCCCATTAGTAAATCTACAAGACAAGTTCGATTAAATACTTCAAGGGGCGGTAACGCCCCAAAAAACTCTGGTAATAAAATGAGATTAAAATACATTGCATTAATACCAGTTTTATCAGCTTGGGGTTTTGTGTTTATTTTCATTGACTGGAATTTGATTAATTTTATTTTTATTATCTGGTGCATGAAAACTATTTCAATGCAAAAAATAAAAGGAGACGATTTTAACCATGAAAATTTTATGTATGGAATTTTGCCCGCCACTGGAATGATAGGCATATTAAATACAGCCAGGCCATTATCATTTACAGAGTTTAATGGTCGAGTAGTTATCGGTGGTGGTTGGGTATGGTGTGTCAGGCATAACAGATTCAAGAAAATCCCGCTGGCACACATTGACCTGTCATCACTGATCCTAGTTGATACCGGGGAAGCGTACAATTCCCAATCGGCGGCGCGCCTTGATGAAAAGTTAGGCAAGATGGCGGTTTACGGTGTGCGCGATTGCGCATCCCTAAGAGTAGAAAAAAGCTTAGAGAACATGATAATTAATCGAATTATTAATCGCTTAATGTATTGGTATTTTTCATTTTAAGACCATATAAGTTAATGATATTTAAATGTGTAATTTAAAGGTATATACCAACAAAACACCACAACTTATTGATTTTAAAAGTTGTAAGTGCCGGTCTTGAAAACCGGCGACGCGAAAGCGTTCTAGAGTTCGAATCTCTACTCCTCCGCCAAAATTCTAACGGGTCAGCATTATGCTGGCCCGTTTTCGTTTCTGCTGTTGTCCCCATTTACTATTCCAGTTTCCCACACTCCGTTTCTTTTCATGCGATGCTTCCCGTCATGAATGATGTCTGACTGCACGATAGCGCAGTATGATAGCGTTTTGCGCTATGGCTTTCGGAGGTAAACATGCAGGTGTTAATCGTTGTCGATATGCAAAATGGGGTGTTCGCTACGCCGCGCTATCAGCAGGAGAGTGTGACTGAGCGTATCAATCAGTTGATTGACGCCGCGGATCAGACCATTTTTATCCAGCATACGGACGCTGACATGTTGCCCGGCAGCGAAGCATGGCAGGTGCTGCCTTCACTACATCGGCCTGCCAATGCCATGTCGGTGACTAAAACAGCCTGTGATGCGTTTTACCGTACCGAACTGGCGCAGATTCTGGACCGTCTTCAGGTGAAGCACTTTACGTTATGTGGCTGTGCGACGGATTATTGTGTTGATGCCACCATCAAGAATGCCGCCAGCCGTGGTTATGCGCAAACGGTGGTCGGTGATGCCCACACCACGGCGGATAGGCGGGCAGTGAGTGCAGCACAACTTATCGACCAGCATAACGATGTCTGGCGCGACTTCATCATCCCCGGTAATACCTTGCTGGTGAAAGACACCGCGGTGATTTTACAGGCGTGGCAGGCACAACGTTAA